GTTCCCGGCTCATATTGACAAGTTCGTCTTGGAGTTGTTTGCCATCGTTAGACATGGCTTGTGGTGCGATGTAGTCGAACATCTCCTTGACCTTGCTTGTGGGCATACCCTTTATTCGGATAGGTGTTGCCACTTTGTTGACATCTTCGGGATTGGAGATGGCATCCACGTTATATACGGGCCTTGGGTAGCCTGTCATTTTATTGTTCTGTTGACGAATGGCTAACAGTTTATTGGCATTGATTTGGTTGTTTAGGTTGCGTTTGACTTCGCCTACACCTCGGGAAGAACCTCGTTTTGGGGACCACATCATTTTGGCGATTGGGATTCGGGTCAAGCCTTCAATCTTGGTTTCCTCTTGGTAAACTACTGTTTTGGTGGAACGAGAGATATATATTCCGTCTGACTTCTTCTCGATTTGCAGTAAACAGGAACATTTCTCTTGTCCGCTGACTTCTTGCCTGGCAATCTCTGGGAGCGTGTCGGTATCTTCATCACCGATAATATCTTCCCAATTTTCGATTCCGTTCGCCTTGGCATCGTCTTTTACATCTTCGACAAGTCTGCGTTCGTAGATGATCACCCATCGTTGTTTCTGAATGTCGGGTTCCTGCTCGTCTGACAGATAGATGTTTGTCCGGTCAACGATTTGGGATTCCAACTCAGAGTTATAGACAAACAGGTAGGAGTCGCCAGTAATACAAGCTTGGTTCACGATGTCCCAGTCCTTAACGTCCATTTTGGTTTGTTCCCACTTCATGCGAGCGAGTTCATTGAGTTTGTCGCAGGCCAACCGATAAATCTGTTGGTCTTCACCGCCATTGTTGGATGAATAGTTAATGGTCATTTGGTTCATCGCCACCATTGCGGTTTTGTGGTTTACTATGCCGGTGATGAAGTCATGTTGCGAAAAAACCTCCGTTCCACTTTCAAGCCCTGCCCATTGGTTGGCTTCAACCATATTATAAAAGGTTTCCGTTTCGCTATACATGTTATTTTTGTTGTGGAAGTCTACTCCGTTCTCGTAGCGTTTCCAAACTTTTGTTATATCGCTCATAATGTCCTCTGATTTCTGCCCGTTCCGTCATAGGCTTCAAGGTTATCCATTACCGTTTTCAGCTCCTTAAACTCTTTTGACTCTTTCGGCTCTCGTTTAGGAATCTTTATCTTCGGTTCAACGTAGGTTTGGTGTTGTGCTTGTATCGTTCGGATTAAGGTGTCCAGCTTCCATAAAATGCCGAATTGAATCAAACACAAGACTATTAACGCATATATCATATTAACCCCCTTATATGTCTATGATTGGGTCACCTACTCCAATGGGTGAAGGTTTCGGCTTCTCAAACTCAAAGTTAATAATCGGTTCGGGTTTAGGAAGCTCGGTTGCTCTTGGCCTACTTGTTATCCCGTATCGGATCGCTTCACAAGCATGGGTGACTTCGTGCGGCTCGTTTGCCGCATCTTCAATCTTGATTTCGTGATATTGAAGAAGTGGAATATTCTTGATGGCATGTTTACAGGTTTCGAATATTCGCAATTTCGGGATATCTTTTCCGAATGGGTCCCTTGTTGGGTTGAGATACTCTCTCATGGCCCTCCAACCCGGTATGCGGGAATCGTCTGCGGGTCGCATATGGGATAGCCCATAGTCTTGCATAATCTCGTATCCGCTTTGACCCGTTTCTTGTCTGCGGTTCCAAAGGTCTGGACTTGCCGCTATGTAGTCGTAAGGTTCTTCGCACATGCTATGGATTCGCTTTGCGGCTTCGGAAAGTATCATATCGGGTTCATGGAGTTCTCGGTAAACTATCGCCCATCCGTACGGGTCAATTGCCCACCAATAACAGGCTGTCATATCTAATCCATAATCAAGGCTTATAAATCGGTTCCAATTCTTGGGGATTTCGAACGGTTTTATAACGTGAATATCCCGGTTGAACTCCGGGAAGAATTGACCCTCGAAAGCGTCCCAGTCGCCATACAACATGGCACGTTTACGCATTTCGGGAAGGTTTTCCAGATTCTCAATGTATTCCGGGTTGTTTTTTACGATAAACTCATTGTCATAAACTAAACTCGGGATAAAGTCGTAGTTGTCCGGGTTTTCCTTGCCCCGGTACTCTTTGTCGATAAACAACCTTTTTACCCATGCGTGACCCACTCCGCCCGGATTGCAGGTGAAATACATTCTTGGTGAAAACTTATCACGCATGATGCCCGAAGCTCGGTTCGATTCCGTTAAAGTTTCGAACTGAAATTGAGTGAATTGGGTCGCCTCCTCCATAAAAATTACATCATAGGCCTGCCCTTGGTATTGAAGCACGTCGTTTTCGGCTTTGCAATATCCTAAAATTATCCGGCTTCCGTTCGGAAAGGTAAACTCTTTGTTGACGCTGGAATATTCTGCAATGCCTTTGAGCAGTCCCATCAGGGGTAATACATGGTTTTCCCGTAATTCTGTTAGTGTCCGTCTTAGTAGAAGTATTTGGATCCCGTCATAATTTAGTGCCAGTAGCATAGCCTTAATTCTAGCCGCGTAACTTTTCCCGCCACCCCTCGCTATGCACCGCCATAGGCTATATATCGTTTTGTTGATTTAAAAAACTGTACTTGTTTCGGGTATGGCTTGATATTAAGCTCTATCACGGACATTTGGCATCACCTCCCCTTTGCCCCAACGGACAAAAACGGGGTTATGTTGTTTTATGTGGCAGCTCCCACATAATGTTGTTAGATTTGATAAGTCGTTGTTTTGTTCTTCTTTCGGTTTATTTCTTCCGTTCTCATCAATATGGTGTACTTGTATGTTTTCTGTCGATCCACACAACACGCAAGTATAGTTATCTCTTTCAAGTGCTTTTAATCTATTCCCACCAAACCTCTGATTATCCGCGCTTTTTCTATGCCGCCGCCTGTAATCATCGGTTTTACGGTATTCCGAAAACTTTTCCTTATTATTTTCCCTGTATCGCTTCGCGCATTCTTTGCCCTTTGCGGTCTTTTTCCATTCTCGGTTCTTTTCTTTTGCTTTTTCTGTTTGCTTATATGTATGTTGAGCTTTCTTCTGGCAATCCCTACAATTTGCCCGCACACCATACTTGCCCGCCTTTTGTTTGTTGTATTCCGTCAATTCCTTTTCTTGTCCACATACGCTACATACCTTTTTCAATTCATTTTCTCCAAATAAAAACCCACACATATTTTGCGTGGGCTGGCTTACATAATATTATTTTGCCCATTCTTTGACTTTGCCGCCGATGTTGATATTGATTCCGCCGGTGATTTCCGTTTCTTGGCGATCAGTCCAACCGAAGTTTTTAAGGGCAAAAATCTCGCCGGCTCGCCCGTTTTTGATAAGCCGCAATTCGTATGAGTTTTCAACCTTTTGCTTGGCTTTTTTTATGGTGTCCTTAAACTCGTCTTTGTTTTCATACCTGATCACCCCTTCTCTTGTCATTTCGAGAGCCATCGCCAAGCCTGTAATAGTATATGGGGTTCCCGTTTCGTCGCACTCTTTGAAGTATTTATCGATTAACTTCTGCACCTCGGTTGCGTCCTTATATTTAAGAGGCCTTCCTCCTGCATGCTTACTGGTTGCCATATCTTTACCCCCTTGTATGTATCCCTACTTTGTATGTGTTCCCTCTTTGACCATCGCTCCATGATATCAATAGGGGACAAGGTTTCCCCTGCCCCCGCATGAAAGGAGGTTGAAAGGTTAATTTTCCAATAAAAATACCCCGGCCTCCCGAGGTTTTTCGTATTTTTACACTTCTTCCGCTATTATACTACCATATATAGTGGATAATGTCAAGTGATACAACTATATGTAGATACCGTTGCAGGGTTTTATCCCTGCTTTTCTATTTCCCCGGCGATCGCCAAGTAGCCACACGCATCTATATAGCTGTCTGCCTTGTATCTGCCTGTCTGAATACGTGCGACTTTTAAGAGTGCCATCATAATCGCAACATCGCCCGGTGTTATGCTGTCTACCCGTTCTCCCATGTAGGTGTTCCAGAAGTTTGCAATGGCTTGGAAGCTATCTTCGGGTGTTCCGTATTCATTCTGCCTGTCTGAACAGATACATCTTT